ATTTTGCTTTTAATTGCTTTTCCAGCTCGCCATGTTTTGCAAGCAAAGCTGTTCTTTTTGCAAACAGACCGCCCATTATTTCAAATCTTGAGGTAGCGGCTTTACTGTCAAAGAATTTATCAAGGAACCCTTCGCTTTCTTTACGCTTGCCCTTTAGTGCTCTTTTTTCAATGTCTTTTATTTGAATATCTAGCTTCTTAAGCTCTTCACTGGTTTTATCAAGGCTCTTTTTTGTCGCTTTGGAACTGGTGTCAAAAGAATTTGCAATAGTATCGCCCCAGAAAACAACTGCGGTTTTTATGAAGTTATCTGTTGTTCTTAAGCTTTTTAATATTCCAAGAAATGCATTAGCAGCACCTTTTGCGGCAGGGAGTAGTTCTTTTCCGAGATCCGCTGCCAGTAAAGATATATTATCTCCCACTGTAGAAATCAAGCCCCCTAGCGTTTTTGACTGTTTAATCATACCACCAAAAGCGAACCCGCCTTTTTCAGATAATGACTTAAAGGCTTTTTCAAACGTGGCAAAATCTACCTTTCCCTTTGAAACCAAATCCTTCACGGCCGTTTCAGCCACCCCTAGAGTTTTTGCAATTGCAGGTCCAATTGGAATCGCTCTTTCTTGAAATTGCAACAACCTCTCACCAGTTAACTTACCGGCCGCAGAGACCTGACCAAATATAAGCCCGATTTCTTCAATTGGTGAGCCGATAGCACTGGAAACATCACCTATATTTTGTAGTTTCTCAACAATCTGGTCAGCCTGAAACCCAAAACCTAATAATTGCTTCCCGGCTTTTGCTATTCCCTCAAATTGAAACGGTGTAGAAGCCGCAAATTCTTGTAACTCTCTGACTGTTTTATCAGCCTGCTTTACACTTCCAGTCAATACTTCAAATTGTGTTGTTATTGTTTCAAACTTCTTTGCTTCGTTTACTGCGCCTAACAATGCAGCGGTTAAGCCCCCTAGTGCAACTGCGGAAACTTTTGCTGCCTTGGGTATAGCATTAGAAAAGCCCCTTGCCGCTTTATTCAGCTTAGATATTTGCTTTTCAGACGTTTTTAACTTAGCCTTTAAAGCTTTTATATCACCATCAAACTCAATTATAATTTTATCATCTGCGGACATGTTGTTTTGCCTTCCTTAACATTGCTTGTTCTATTGCGGCACTCATTGCCTCTTCTTCTTCATCACTAAGTTTTGCGACCTTCCCGCTTCTCTCTTTAACCCTAGGAGCGTTTATTTCGCATCCATGAAGTTGGGCATTGAAAGTTCGGTCTAAGTTCTTACGATCAATTATGGAGGTTATTCTCCAATCTACTTCTCGCATGGTTAGATCTAATATGTTTTTAGTAGTCCAACCGTATTCACTGGAAAACAAATCAAAAATATCGTTCCAGTCTACTTCTCCGTTTTCTTTTTCGTCGTCTTCTTTACTTTTTTTTTAGCGTCTTCTTCTAATTCTTTCAATTCTGGTCTAGACGCCCCAATGTTTTCTAAAAGAGAGTTAAGTATTGCCAACTTTTCGCCCCAGCCGCTTATGTATGTTCTAAGTAAGTTAACACCGCCTAAAATCATTGTCTCCTTAACTCCACTTTCGTCAATTATTGTAACTTCTTTTGAAGCGAAAAATTCCTTATCTTCAACTCGCATTAATCTGAAAACTATTCTCGAAATTTCTTCAATATTTATTTTTTCAAATATTTCTTGTATACCGTCCTCGCCATACTCGTTTTTTAGCCAAATTTCATCACTTAAATTAATTGGATTAAGTATAAACTCTCTTTTTGCTTTTTTTAATGTAAATTTTGATTCGGTTGGAATCATGTCCGTTAATTTCATTTGTGACCCTTTTGTAGTTTTAATATATCAATAATATATTGTTGTCGTCCTGATTAATTTGCACGTACAATATTAGACATTGTTATGAAGAAAGAAAAGCATAAATTATCAGAACGGCTAGAAATAAGATTAAGCCCATACGAAAAAAACTTTATTAAAGGGCTGGCAAATCTTTACTCAAATGGGAATGTTTCCTTGTTTTTGGTATATGCAGCATTTAATTCTGAAAGAAAAATATTAAAAGAAGATGATTTATTAGAATCTAAAAGAAGAATAAGGAGAGGCCGTAAGACCTCCCCAAAAACTAAACTGGTTTAACGTGTCTAATTGAAAAAACACCGTTTCTTGCAGAATCGTAAAATGCTTGAGCAGTTACTTCAGCAGTTGACCATTCATTAGTTGAAAAACCAATTGGAAGCCCAACCGCTTTTACTCTAAAACAATCTAATTCAAATAATTCACCTGTAGCTCCACCGCGTTTTTGTGCCATAATAATGACTCCAAATTCCGGGTAAGAATCACTTGAGCCACCGATTACAACGTCCATAGATATCGCATTTGGAGGTCTTACGCTGAATTCGGCTGTATCGCCAATAGTCATAGCAATAGTTCCCGAACCTGATGTAATTTCTAATCCATAATCAGCAACATCTACTGTCGCACTCGTGTCGGCGATGGCAATCCCAGCTTCAATAAGAAGAAGATCATTTGTAAAAGATCCAGCCGTTCCACGTCCATGATCGGCATCTGAAGACATGTATAAATCAACAGTGGTAGCACTTGCAACCTTTACAAGATACTTACCAAACTTAAGATCATCTTCGTCAGCAGCTTTTACAGCGATAGAATCAATCCCAACAGTTGCGCTTACGGCACTTGTACCATATTTATTGGCAACAGTAGAAACACTTCCAGTTGCTTCAGCAGCGTTTGAGGTTGGTTTTTTCCCCATGAATAACTCAATAAGAAAATCATCGTATTGAGAAAATGATAAAGAAAGCTCAGTTGTAATTAATCCATCCTCTACACCATAAGGACTTTTTGAACTACCACCATTAAGTGGGATCAATTCACCTGTCATGGATAGACTAGAATTTTGTGCAACTTTTACTGTCCCATAAAACTCACCCGTGTCAATGTTATACGGAGTGATACTATGTATCCCGAAAACACTTCTTGGCGTTGATAATGCCATTTTTAACTCCTAGTTAATATTTTCTATTATTTCAAAAGTAAAATCTATCTCCGTAAAGATAAACTTTCCATCTTCGCCATTTAAAAGATTGATCCCGCTATCTCCTAAATAAACTATTTCCTCTCCTGTCTCTAGAACCCCGAATTTATCTAGAGAAAGAAAATTATTTCTAATTGCTTTGGCATCAAGTAATAAGTTTTTAGATGCCTCGTTTGTTTCAAGCCCAAGTCCGTTAATATTAAACACTTCTCGACAAAGTATTACCTTAATACCCCTTTCAGTTGTGACACTATAATCAATCACTGGCTCATCTTTGCTAGACCTGGACCCTGACAATATAGCAATGCCCCATGAATCACTTAATGAAATATTAGGATTATCTTTTAAACTATATGGATTACCTATTTCTTTTTTTGTAGAAAATCCGCTATAAGTCGGTATTGCTGTTCTCATAGCGTCGAAAACATTATCTATAGAGGCCACCAATCATCACCTTTTTTTCTTGCCCATCTAAACGAGCGTTTGCATTCATATCAGCTTTATAATTCTTTTTATTTATTCTCTGCTTGTACTGTCCTCTAGCTTTACTAGTATCGTCCTTGTAATCATCTCCAAGATTGTTAAATACTATTTCAGCAACCTTTGAAACGCAAGCATCTCTTAGCTTTCGACGCTCTAATAATTGATCGCCGTTTTGAATAACTGCCATGTCAATTAAATCTTCAATAATCATTTGAGAAGCTAGAACAATTTCTCTTTCAAAGTCTGTTTTACCGCTTTCATAATTGCCTATAAAAGTTGAGTTTCCAAGCATTGAATATTCGCCAACTAAATCGGCTTGCTCACAAAATTTAGGACCAGTAAAAGAAAGCTCTGTTGTATTTGTTAAACTTGTTGAGTAAGTTATTTTTAACCAATAAAGGTTATAAGCAACAATGTCCCCTAGACCTGTAATGTTCTCAACGCCTTGACTTGTAACGGTATCTTCTTCCACCCATGAATAATTCTTGTCAGTTACCCATGTCAAGTGACCACTTTTAGCGAAAGGAACTCCACTTGCTGCGGTTTCGTCTATTACTTCCACCATTTCTTTAAATTCAGCACCATTCCAATATGATATTGTTGGTACTGATGACTCGGCATTGACACTTGCAATATCGAAAAATAAAGAGTTAAACGGCAATTCAGATCCAATGTAAACAGTATCTTCTGCTGCCGTGAAATCAATTACAGCACTCCCGGAATGATAATTATTTAACCCCGTGGACTTGTCGGAAAGTGTGCCATTGTCGTCAAAAATAAACTTTTTCATATATCATCCTTATAGTTTTATTCTCATCTCGCCAGCCGCTGTTCTGTAAAGATCATCAGTGACAAGACCGCCCGTGCCCGCCGCTGAATCGTCTGCGTATTCTGGGATACCTGGCAAATTAACGATGTTGTTTGCTTTATATATTACTGAATCAACGCCTTCATGTGCCATTCTTAATGTGTTATCGCCTGACACACGGTAATAGCCACCGTTTGTCATTCCTGTGAAAGAAAAAATTGGAGCCGAAACCGTTCCATTTGCTGCTCTAAAAGGCACGTTTACTTTCATTTGACTTGTAGATATGGTGAGCTTTTCAACACCGGCCGCCACAAATGCCATTTGGTTTCCACCGACCGAGTAAATACCAGTATCAGAATCACCATCAAAACTAAACGGAAGTGCTGTTAATAAGCCTTGGTTAATACTGATTCCTGAAGAGTTAACCTTGAAAAAAATTGTTGTCCCATCACTGTTTTTTATAGCAAAAAGATCAGTCCCTAATGGTATAGCCGAATCTCTGATATCAAGTAAGCCCTGAGTTGAATTTAGTGACAACTGGGGAATAATAGATGCTTCATACACCTGTTGCAATGTAGGTGTAACCGCAGTTACTTGTCCACCAGTGCCACCAACTGCAAAAGGCCTTTCATCTAAAATTACACCAATAGACGCAGCACCTTGTTGGACAATTATTCTTGCAACCGGAACTAGTCCCGATGTCGCCTGATCTGAAAATATGCTCCAATTTACCGAGCAAGCCTCTGCTTCTGTTTGATTATTATAAACAACATCAGCGTAAATAAAAAAGAAGCCACCTTCCTGTGGTGATCCTTTCGGGCTTTTAAGTAATGTGTGACACACCCATTTATTGGACGGTATCGCTGTTAAATCCGTTCCGTTGTCATAATTATTAACATCGACTATTAATGGGGATACGTTTGATGTGTCAGGTATCCCACCAGTATGAAAAACCTTGATAGCGTCAATGTCACCTATGCTTGATAATGTTTGCTCTTTTCCTTGAGCGTCGAATAGCACACCTGCCGATTGATCTAATTGTAATACGGTAGAACTTTCGCTTATTAGTCCACCTTTAAAATAAAGTGCTCCAAATGCTTTTTCTCTATAGTTCCGATCTCGCCAACCTTGCTGATCAATTAAATATCTATCATCCCTAAGTAAGCTAATATCTGAGCCCGGCCCCGTTACTCCTGATGCTGTATTTAGCCTTGCTACTGGTATAATTGTCTTAAGCTCGGTCGTTGTCCATTTAGTGGATTTATAAACAAGACCGCTACTATTTAAGCCAATCCACGAACTATTCTCGCCTGATCCAAATTGCGGATCTATTCCGGTGACGGCAGTAAAAGTATAGAAAACCCCTTGAATGAAATATTTAGTTTCTGTTATGTCGTAAAGAGATGCGTCGCCACTATTTACCGTAACTACCCCACTAGTTTCAAAAACTAATCCAGTTGGATTTAAATTTTCGATTTCTGAGCTGGAAAATTGAAGCTGTTCATTTGCTCCCGTGTTTAATTTAATTATAGTTACTCCAGATCCCTCTACGACTGCGTCCTCTAAAAACTTAGGAGTAGTGTCATTGACCGAGATTTTTACTTTTTTGTCATCACCTAGGGCAACAACTATTTTAGTGTCACCGTTTTTTGCCTTCATTTCATCCGTCGCGGAATCTCCAAACAAAACGATTGTTCCTGCTGGACAATCGCCATCTGCTGGCTCTGTTATTTTGGTATATACTGTATCAGACATTATTTTACTCCATTAAATTATCGTAAGCCGACCTTTGATTATTAGCCTGCCTTCTATCTTTAATCTTCCATGTACTATCATTTGTTGATTAAGTGGAATTATTAAAGTCGTACTGGCTAATATTTTATTATAAGAAAAATTATCACCATTAACGATGTCAAAAGTTCCAGTGAATGGATTAAAAGCGAAACTCATGTTCTCACCACTGTTGATAATTGAGTTTTTGCAGCGTCTAAATAAGTAATAGTGATAGTTGCTACATCAGCCGCGCTTAATGAATAAGTGTATAATTCGGTTATATCGCTAGGATATGTAACCGTTATTTTGTCATGTGGTGGAACCGCAAGCCCCCCAGAGTTAACAACATTTCTGGCAACATTTCCACTCGAGTCATTTATAAATGAGTTTTGCCCATCTGTATTAATATTTCCTTTTCTTTCTACCATTTTCTCACCAAAAAGAGGGGACCGAAGCCCCCAGTTTAATTATCTTGATCTTACTAAAAATAAAAAATCTAGCTTTCCAGCAGTGATAACTTCCGTATCAATGCCCATAACGATAGCTTCACCGTCAGCAAGCTCTACCATTAAACCTGGCGTCGCTGGTGCTGTTTGAACATCTACTGAAATACCGCCACCAACATCAACAGCACTTAGAAATTCAACACCACCGGCCGTTTTCCCTAAGTCCATGTTTGCTGACGCTGTCCCAGTAATTGCTGTTTGGCAATCCGCTCCAAGAAATTCAACAAGCATAGCGCCATCGGCAACCAACGCATCATAATCAGCGATTGCGCCCGTATCGTTTGCAAAATTATATTCTATTCTTACAAGCTTCGATTCATTGCTGAATGGAGCGCTTACAATTTTTTTATCGGCTAAAACTGCCATGATAATTCTCCTATTTAACAACCTTTAAGGTTGAATTTACTTTTTTCTTTCTAGTTTTCTTAATTGGATTGGACAGGGACACTATAAAAATATGGTTAACTCCTTGTGCGTATGCCGCCACGATTTTATAAGGCATTCTTATTTGTCTAAGTTGCTCTATAACCTCTTTGGGCGAATTGCCTGAGAAATACTCTAAGTTAGCATATGATGTTAAGTTATCCCCGACCATAATTAAGACCCTATAACAGTTGTATGTTTAACAGCGCCATCAATCCCAAGCTTAGCACCAACTACCATACGAACAGATAGCTTGTAACCAAATTGGTTGTTTGAATGATTATCTGAAACTTTAAACTCAGCAATCTTAGGCATTACTAGATGTAGAAAATCAGGATGGAAGAAAAGACCAGCATCGGAAGCGTGAAGCCCCGCTAATGCAGTGCTTGAATCCTCTAAAAGATTAAATCCAAATCTAGGAAGTGAAATTTGACCACCAACAATTGG